CCGTGCCGACCTCAACAGTCGCCGCAACCGCCGCCTCAACCGCCGCCTGTGCATCCTTGACAGCCTGCTTCGCGTCCGCTGCCGCCTGCTGTGCAGCCGTGGCCGAGCTTGTCACCTTCTCGGCCGCCGCGTTCGCGTTCTGCGACGCCTCGTTTGCGTCGGTAATCAACTGCACAAGTATCGGATACTCGTTCGTCGATTGCGCCGTATCCTCGTTAAAGAACGCCTTGCGCGCCGAGAAATTGAATCGCGCCGTCGTAACGAGCGTATCCTGCAGTTCCCCGGAATACACTTGCAACTCGCACTCGGTCGTACCGACGCCATAGGACTCTTTGCGCAGTTCGATGGTAATCTCGTTTCCCACAACGGAAACGCCATTACCCTCCTCGCCGCTATCCTGCATGGTTGTACCGCCTGTCTTGGCAAATACTGCAACTACACGGCAACCTGTCAATTCAACCGCTTCGCCACCATCGGTCAGCGTGATGTGGAAAACATTGCCCGTGTCACCCTCGACCAGTTCAAATTCACGATTGGACGGAGGCCGCTTGAGATCGACGGCGATGTCAAAAATCTTAGTTACCATTGTTCATGCCCTCCAACTCCGAAATGCGAGAGCGGAGCTGAACATTCTCCTTGTACAACTCCGCTAATTGTTCCGTTATGCGTCTGAAGTTCTCATTGATTCGCGTTTCGTTCGCGTTCACCGATTGACGCTGCATCGGATTCTGCGGCGCATCCAGCTTGATGTTATATAAAGCCTGTAGTGGCATTACTTAAACTCCTTTTCCAAGCGGACGTCGAAACCGCCCTGTACGGAGAAATAGCTGCCCGCTTCGTTCTCGATACGAATACTGAACCGGCGCGCTAAGTCAACCGACAGCGGCTCGCGGAAATATCCGTCGTTGTCCTCCGCCCACAGCAGGCGGTCAACGATGCGCTCCTGCCCATCAGCCGTAACAATGAGCCGCAGCGCTGTTCCCTCCGCGCGCATGATGATTTCCCGAATCTGCTTTTTATAGTATTTTGCGGCAAGGTCTGTCGGCTGGGTCTGCCAGTACGCCTCGATGTTCTCCCCATCGTAGGTCGTTCCGCTCTCGAAACGGTACAAATACCGGGCGTCCGTCAACAGATACACCACGCCGTCGTAGGAGGTGAGGTCCGCCACCTTGAAGCCATCGCGCACCATATAGGCTCCGGTCAGCACGTCATACTGGACAAGCGCGTTGTCGTACTCGCCGGCATCCGTGCGGCAGGAGAAGTACATACGGTTGTTCTCGACGACTCCCTTGGAATCCGCGACCGATTTGACGGTGCGCAGAAACTTCATCAACTGCGGCGCGCCGCCGTCGGCGGGAACAATCGCCGAGCCGTTGTAATACTGCATCCCGGTCTTTGTGAGGAAAAACGGCTGGTCATACAACGTCACTACGGACGAGTTCGCCATGCTCTCAGCGGTCGGACTGATCCGTTCCAGCGTGAACGTGGACGGCCTGTCGCCGTACAGGCGCCAAGTGCTGTACCGTTTGAAGATAATCATCTGGTTCGACAGCGCACGAATACCGATAATCGGGTCGCCGTCCGCCTCGCCAACCTCGACGTAGCCGCCGCTTGCATCCTCTGAGGCGTCAACCGCAAGCCAGTCCTCGATAGAACGGCCGTCGCCCGCAACCGCCGACCAGTACAGACGTCCCGGCGCTTCGGGGTCGCCCGCGGCCCACAATCGGCTGTAATACTTATCGATATAGCCGGCCGTGGCGTTAGACCCGCCGCCGCGGATCTTGGCGATATCGCCCGCGCTCGGGTCCGTGTACGGCGTCGTTGAGAACGTGAGCGTGTTCGCCGTATACGACGCGACCTGCGCCCAGCTATCGCCAAAGTACAGGCCGTCTATATATGCGCGGCGCTGCTGTTCCGCTGTCATGGCGGCTGTCAGCGTGACCGTCAGCGTGGCGGCGTCATAGGACTGGACCGTGCCCTCATAGATATACTCGCCGCTGCCAAACAGCGTTGCTTCGTCGGTATCGACGTTCAGCTTGATAATCTGCGTCTCACCCGTCGCCACAAGGATAAACTCATCCAGCCCGATCTTGGTTTGCAAGAAATCAATTTCGCCGGTGGTGAGGGCGGGGTCGAATGTGTATACCGTAGACCACACCCCGCCATTGGCCGCGTAGATATTCCCCCGGCCGACAATATAAAACTTCTCGCTCCTGCCGCGGACAGGAATAATTTTCAGCAGCCTGTCCGTGTTCGGGATAGCTGCCGCCACTTCTTTTTCAAACCCCGCTGCAACGGACAGGTTTCCGTCTTTGGTGTCGATGTTCCGCGCGTCGGAGGCGGTCTCCGCGGGAAGCAGCGAACCGTCCTTTTGCTGCTGGATGCCGTAAAACTCAAAGACTCGATAATTGTCCATTGCACACCCCTTAATAGTTCAATATCTGAAAGCTCCGCGGCTCGCCGCGGTGAATGCGTTCAAGGTTTCGTACCTTATTGTTGAAGATGGAAAAATGCGCCGAGGCCGTACCTTGTGTATCGGGGTCCCCGCCGCAACGCTGACACGCGACCACATAATAGGGGATGACCGAGTGCATATAGCTCGGCAGCTCCGGCGTATCCGTGGACGAACTCATGGCTTTTGGGACGAAACGGTATGTAACGACCGCCTCCGTCGCGCTCGTTGCGACAACAAAAAGGCCGCTGCCCTCCGGGTCCTGCTGGTAGAAAACCGGCTGGCCATTGACCGTGATCGACGTCACACGGATACATTCGCGCTCCAAGTCGTTAATAGAAAAAGCGCCGTCGGTCAGCGTGACAGTTTCCTTGCGCTCCTGCTTGATGCGCTGGATGATTTCCTCGACCGCATCGTTGGCGTACTTCGTAAACTGCGCACGGTAGTGGTCGATGGTGTGCGCGTCTGTGCCGCGCTCCAACATCACAAGCGAGGTCGAGATAATGTCATTCAGCGTCATAGCATAGCCCCCTTAACTGACCTCTGCGCCTACACCGAATGAAAATTTCTCATATTCCTTGCGATTCGCCCGCGCAATCGCGTCGCGTTCAAGAATGAACTCCACCATCGAGCGGGGCAGCTCCAAAATCTCGCCGCGCTGGTAGCGGCTCACCTTGCCGTTGATGCACACTTCGAGAAACTGCGGTCCGTCGCCCTGCGCCGGATCAATCGGGATCGTGAACGGAATCGTCTGCTCTGCTTTCTTCTCCGCCGTCTTGGGCTTGCTGTTCTTCTGCGTAGTCTCCATAAAAAGCCTCCTGTCATGATTGAGTGGGCGGGGCCACGTTCAAGCAGCCCCGCCGAGGTGTCGGTTAGGTTCAGCTCGCCGCCGTCTGGATGTCGATAATCCAGAGCGGGTTGAGCACTTTCGCCGCATACGCCATGACCTTTGCGCCAACGGTAGCGATCTGGTTGAGCGGGTCAGCAGCGCCGGAGCTGCCGGCGGGCTTGGTGTAAGTCTTAATCGCACGGCTGCCCTCAATGTCCACGATGCCGTAGGCATCCGCGCCGAAGATCAGCGAGTGATGCAGTTCGACCGGGGACGAAGCGGTATTGTTCGCCGCGTAACCCTCCGTGCTCTCGACGAACACGACGCCGTACATCTTGCCAAGCTCGCCGTTGTAGATAGCTTCCTTGTCCTGATACTGACGGACGGCTTTCCAGTCGGCATCATTCTGCAGGTCGTACGCAACGTCCGGATCGACGATGCAGATGAAGTGTTTGCTGCGGCCGTTGGTGAACGGGCGCGCCTTGTTCTTCTTGAGCGTGCGGACAGCCTTGCGAATTTCCGCAATCGTCATAACGGCGCTCGAAGCCACAGCGTTCGCGTTCGCCGCACCGCCCGCATACTGCACGCTGGTGGTCGCAAGCATCGCGTCGCGCGTCACCCAGTCGAGCACCGTGCCGAGCTGTTCGCCCAGCAGCGAGGCGCTGTCACGGGCTACGGCGTCAAGCGCGGTCAAGTCGAGCATATCCGTGATCTTGACATACGCGCCGTACTGCTCAACCGTTGCGGAAACGGTCGTCTGACTGAGCAACTGCGCCGTGGGCACTTCACCCTCGACGAGCTTCTGCCCCGGATTGCTGGCCGCGCCGGCGCTCTCCGTGCTCGCCGTAAACAGGTTATAGCGGCGCCAGTTGATCGTTTTGCCGCTGTTGCGGGGGAGCGGCTTGGACTGGCCGAACTGCGCATACACGAATTGGGTCTTGGCCGTTTCGAGCACCTTTCGGTCGTTGTAGCTCTGCATCGTAGTGGAGAGCGTAGTCGTGGTATTCAAAGCTGTGTTAGGCATTTTACTTGTTCCTCCAAATCAGATTTTTGAATTTGTCAGAACCGCACGCGCCGTCCCATTCTGAGGCTCTGCTCGATCTGCTTGTCAATCTTCGCAAATTCCTCGCTGCTCATGTTCTCAAAGTCGAGCTTGGGCGCGGGAGCGCTGCCACCACCCACACGCATGGGACGCGGAGCGGCTTTCTGCCGTTGTACCTCCGCCTGCGTTGCGGCGTTCTGCTGTGCTTTCCAAATCTCCAGCGCGGCCTCCGCCCCGTAGCGTTGCAGATTCCCCACAAACGCGGCGGTCATGTCGCGACGAGGGTCAAACGATGGCGGTACAAGGCCCGCGTCGTGCGCTGCGGTCATCTGCTGCGCAAGAGACTCCGCCTCAGTCATCTGCGGTCTGGGCTCGTATGCGGTCTGACGGTTGTTCAAATAGTCCTCATAGAACGCTGTCGGGTTCTTGGCGTACTCTTGCGCCTTTTCCGTGTTGCGTTCCCTACGGATGCGGTCGAGGGCCTCCTCTGCCGAGATGCCATCTTTCGCCATGCGCTCCCGCAAGAGCATTTGCCCCGCAAGGAACTCCGGCGTTTTCTGGAACTTCTCTCGCTCCCGTTCAAGTCGGGCGCGGAGCGCAAGGTTGAAATCCCTCTGGTCCTTAATCGGCTCCTGCGCGTCGTCGTCACGCGGCTGGGCCTCCGGCTGCGCGTCCGCCTCCGGCTGCTCTACGACCGTTCCAGTCTCCGATACGTCCGACTGCATCAAGTCAGACAGGCTAATATCATCAACACCAGCAGCGCCGTCGTCGTACTGCTGTTCGGATGTCTCCGTGTTGATGGCTTCAAATTCGACCGTATTTTCCATGTAAACCTCCAAGTTAAACGCCCATCATGGCCGGCGTCGCCAGTTTTATGTGAAACGGGTTCCCCCGTAGCACGCTTTTATGTAATGGCCTGCGCCATCTCCGCGCTCGGTTCGCCGTAGCCCGTCGCCTGTTGAGCCTGCGTCTCCTGCGCGCCCTGTGCCACCATGGCGGCTCGCATCTGCTCCGCGGTGTTCCGGTAGCCGTCTCGCTCCTGCGTGAGCTGCTCGACGGCCTGCGTGAGTTGCGCGACCTGCTTCTGTAGGGCGAGCATCCCGCCGCGCTGCGCTCTGCGCACGTTCTCCAACAGCGGCTCCAAGCCGTCATACTCAAGGCCCTCCATCATAATGACCGGATCAACCGTGTCGCCGAGCACCTGTAACATCTGGAGCATGAGCTCGTTGTGCATGAGCTTCGTGTACTTCGTCTGTCGCGCCGTCTTGACCGTGATATAGTGCTCTATTGGCATGGGCCGGTTGTCCATGTCAAGCATGAACTTCCTGCTGAACGGCACGATCAGCCGCTCGCCGTTGACCGTGACCGGCACCTGTCGTTCGTTCACCGCGAACTCGCGCAGCATATCGAGCTGCATCCGGACCGCTTTCCGGAACGAGCTGTGAATGGCACGGCCCTCCATGCGGCTGCGCTTCGTACTCATTTCCTGCAGCGCCGTGATGGCGCTCGCCGCCGTGACTCCGCTGCTGGTCTGTCCGCGGCTCTGGTCGTTCGACCCGCTCTCCGTCTTGATACTGTCGCGTATCATCTGGATATAGGTCATGGCGTAGGATGGTAGCGGCTGGGGCTGCTGCCATTGAACCGCCGCGTTCGGGTCTCCGGTGGTCTCGATCACCTCTTTTGAGAAGTCGCGCGCGTCGTCGTAGTCTACAAGGTCTTTCTGGACAAAGATGCGCGGCCGGGAAGCGCGAAAAGCGTTCACCAGCAGGATTTGATCCAGTTTGTCGCTGAACCGCTGCGCGTCCTTGAATAAGTCCGTAATGCCGAGGCCGAGTGCGCTGCCCTTTTGTGGGAACAACCGGCATACCTCGAACGGGTACAGGCCGTGACTGTAATAGCCCTCCGGCCGACTGTCCGCGGAGTTTTCAAGCACCTGCCCGCCGGCCAGCTTCACGAAATGAACGCTGTGCTTATGCGTCTCCGGGTCGTACACGCGAAACCACGCCTCGATCAGCCGGAAGTCTCGCCGGTCAGACGGCGCGGTGGTCGCGTCGAAGTCGTCATGGTCGGAACGCACAAGGTCGTTATCGCCACGCATGAACGGGTAGTGCTCCGGATAGTGCTGCAGGAACCAGTCCCGCGGCCGGCGGGCAACCTTGAACACCGCGCGCCCGTCCTGTATGTCCATGGCCTGTGGGTCGCATAGCCAGTTTTTATTGACAATATATCGGATATATGAGCCGCCCACGCCGTTGTTCAGATCGGGGTCATAGCCGATCTCCCACACGCCCCAGCCGCAATTCAGAACGTCGTGGACCAGACTGGAATACTCCTGCTCAAAGTCGCACGCCTCCAGCTCCTCCGCCAGTACCGTCGTCAGCACCTTAGCACGCACTTCATTGCCCACACCGTCCGGGCGGATAACGGCCTCCGGGAACTCGTCCGACAAATCCGCTTTCAGGTTCTCAATCGTGGAGGTAATAATCGGCGTGGAGGGCTTAGGCATATTCGGCTGCCGCGGATCGCCGAACGCCTCCGGCGCCTGCCCCTCCCAATGATTGCCCTGATAAATCCGCTCGTTGTCGTCGATGCGGTCCCATTCCTCGCGGTAGTAATCATTCGTATACTCCCGGAACAGCGAATAAATGGCGTCTGCAAATCGCGTGTCCTGTTCTCCCGGCTCGTGCTTCTGAAACAGCCCCTCGCGGATGATCTCCATCTGGGTCTGCTCTCGCTCAAGCACCGGCGCGTCCTTCAATGTCTCCATAACTCATCCCCTCACAAATCCATAAATCCGCTCGCCCGCGGCCGCTTTGGCTCGGCAAACGGGTCGAATGCCAGCACCTTGGCCTGCTTCGTGTCTTTCACCCTTGCCGGCGACGGGCGGCTCATTAAGCCATAGCGCAGGGCCTCGGCCGCGTGATCCTCACAGCGCCCCGATACGTCCTCGTGGTCGTGGTTGTCGTACTCCAACAGCGGCAGCGTGCGTATCAGGTTCGTACAATTACTGAATATCTGTAAGTACGGCAGGCCGTCCGGCGCGGTCGCCAAACACTCCCGTACCCGCTGCCAGCCCACCTTTCGATTGTTGTCTGCCTTTATGACCGTCACGCCCAGCTTGGCAAAGGTCTCTGCCACGCTCTCGCCGCCCATGACGTCGCGCACACCGCGCTTTTGCCACATATCCGGCGAGGCCACCGTGTACGAAATATCGTCCAAGCCGTTCTGCTGCTTAATCAGCCGTGCCATATCCGCCGCAAGTGTCTCCCGCTGGTAAATCTCCCGGTACACATACACCCGCCGGTCCGGTGCAACGGCGAACCACAGCACGCAGCATGGGTCGTTATAGCCCCAGTCCATCGCCCGGAATTTCTTCCAATGCAGCGGAATGGGGAATGGGTCAACCACGTGGATGTTCCGGCGGAACTCCTTGAAATACTGACCAACAACAACGTCCCAGTCGCCCTCTAAGTGCGCCCGACGCAGGTCCTCCGGCATCGCCTTTAGCACCTTGATATAGTCCGGGTCGTTCTCCATCAGCGCCGTGTTATCTGAGACGCGCGCCTGTATGAACACGTAGTCGTCCGGGTTCTCGTCCTCGGTGAACTGTCTGTCCACAAACAGACGCTTGATGTAGTCGTGACCTACGCCGCCGGGGTTACAGGTGTAATAGATACGCGGCGAAAAATCCGTGCGCGTGTTTCGGTTCGAGGTCGAGATGAATTGCATCTGGTACGGCGTGAACTGCGTGGCCTCCTCGAAGCCGATAACGTCATATTCCTGTCCTTGGTACTGCATGACGTCGTTATCCGTGTCGCAGTAGCCCAGCTTGATGATCGAGCCGTTCTTAAAGGTGAATTTCCGCTCGTCCTTGTTGTACTTGGCAATCTGCGGATTTCCGCACAGCTCCTCATACAGAGGCTGAATGTGGTTGCCCTGCAGCTCGGGGAACGTGCGGCGCAGCAGGAGCAGTTTCAAATTTTCATACCGCAGAGCCAACAGCACAAATTTCCGCCGCATGGCCCAGCTCTTCCCGCCGCCTCTCGCTCCGCCGTATGCGATATGCCTCGCGGTGGCTTTGAAGAACTCCACCTGTCGCGGGTTCGGCAGCCCCTTTAGTTTGTAGTCGTCGGCCATGACGTCTCATCTCCCCAATAAAAAAGCACCCGAAACGGATGCTTGAAATTTTGCTATAGTGGTAGAACGCTGGTACATGGTCTGTATAGTACCTTTCGAGCCGGATGGAACCATTCCCGCCTTTTTTCTGCTCCGCCTTTTCAAATCAAAAAAGCGACGCCCCCTTATTATAAGAAAGAAAAAAACCCTCAAAAAATAAAGGGAAAAAGGACGAAAAGCACACCGCGCGCCGCGTTGCAACTATTCGTTAAAGTAAACTTAAACGAATAGTTCGGTAAAAACCGGTGAATAAACGCCGCATATTCACCGTATATCAACGTATAAAGTGAATAAACGGCGCAGTTTCAAGGTAAAAACGACGTTTGCATAAAATCAACGCGACCAGTCGTCAACGTCGCTCGCCTTGGTGGACTCAACTTTGATAGTGATATTCGGCGATTCGTCTGCGGGTCTGCCATAGCCGAAATTAGTCAAAACCATGGCGGCGATACGCTGGTCATAGTCTCCGACCGTGGACGCCGAAAGCGTGCTTTGCTCTATGCGATCTCGCGCGCGCGCGAGCACGTCGGACATTGTATTGAGCATTTCCGGCGTTAGCTGAGAGTTTTTACTCTCCTTGTTGATATAACTATAAATGGTGTCTTTGGAGCAGCCGAGCCAGACCGCCAGACCGATAACGGAAGGGTACTCCTGACGGATTTTAATATCTCCGTTTTTCAGTTCGCGCACGTCGCGCGACTGCTCGCAATGTTCAAAATATGCCTTGATGCGGTCGGCAAGTTCGCGCGGATCAGTAAAGCTGCAAGCCTGCATTTTATTTCCCTCCTAAAATTTAGTATATAAAAAATCGCCGTGGGGAGTTTTTGCTACAAAAACGCCCCCCGCGCCGTTATCCCGAAAAAGTCTTATACTTTTTGACCCACCCCCGGGACAGGCAGTAAAAAAGAACCGGTTTTCTCCGGTTCTTCACAATACTATTATACAATATAAAACACTATCATTTACTATCATGTTTTCGACGAAAAAAATATTTTTTCAGAAAAATTTGAAAAAGGTGTTGACAATAGGTTTGACCTATGCTATTATGCCGGTGTCGGGAGGGCAAACAGCCACGACTAGCGAAAGGAGATGCCACGCATGGGAATGTCTGACAGCCAGTTCAAGAGTTTCATCCGGTTTTTGCTATCGGCCTTAAAAGATATGTTCGCGGAGACCGATGCAGAAAAGAGAGAGGCGAAGAAGAACGAGATTCTCGACAATCTGCAAAAGGCGCTGGAAGATTGACGGAACGGGGCGAACCGCTCGCCCCATCGAGGGAAAAAGATGGAAAAGAAAGAAACGCCGCAAGCCAGATTTGACAGAGAAAACACTCGAAAGTATGGCATTAAGTTAAACAAGAGGACTGATGCCGAGCTGATATCCAAACTTGACGAGCAATCAAGTATACAAGGGTATATCAAGCGGCTAATCCGCGAGGACATCCAAAAGTAAAAAAAGACCCCGCGACCGTTGCAAGTTTGGCGACGTGAAACGGACGCAGGGCACAACAACCGACAATTAAAAAATCATCGGAGGTATATCTATTATGACAAAGTTTTTCACGAATTGCAAGACCCTTGACGAACTCAAAGCCGCCTATCGCCGTTTGGCGCTGGCAAACCATCCGGACCGCGGCGGAGACACCGCCACCATGCAGGCCATCAACGCCGAATATGCCGAGATGCACAACCGGCTAAAGGACGCGCACAACGCCGCAGCGGACGAGGAGCACCGCACCACCGAGACGCCAGAAGAGTTCATCCGGATTATCTCGATCCTTATGAAGCTGGACGGGCTGGAGGTGGAGCTCTGCGGGCGCTGGCTCTGGATCGGAGGAGAAACCCGCAAGCACAAGGACGCGCTCAAGGCTGCCGGCTGCCGCTGGTCGAAAAATAAGGCGAAGTGGTATTGGCGGCATGAGGAAGACGGCAGCAAGCACTACCGCGGGCATTATGATATGCGTCAAATCCGCAACAAATACGGCTCGCAGCGGATCGCCGCGGACGGTTCCTATACCGAGTATCAGCGGGAGCAGATCGGGGCATAATGCCCCGACCGCAGGAAAGGAGCAAGACCATGTTTGAACACCGCAGCGAAGAACGTCATAATATTTATGCAACCATCATAAACCCGAAAACCATGCACGACATCGACAAGCTATCATATTGGGACGGATCAGCCGTCCGACATATCAAAGAAGCGGTAGCGCTTATAGAGACTATGAAGCAGTACCGCATCATGATAGCCGAACGAGCGCAGGAGCTTTACGCAATGGACTACACCAGAGTATTACAGATCAAGCGGGAACGGAACTATTACAGCAACCACGTATTTTACTATGTGCGAATCCTCCGAAGGTTGGCAGACGGGGGAGAGCAGAGCGAACTTTGCGAAAAGTACGAAGGGAAAGAACGGCACACGGCGTTCAAGCGTTTCGCGGAATTGCAGAAGCAGAACCCCGGCATCCTCACCGAACAGGACACCGAGAAAAAGAGGTGGGAGCGGTGAAGCACTCCGGCTATCTCGTGTTCGCCTTGTGCCTTGTGGCTCTTGGCGTAGGGTGAGAACAAAAATTGTGAACTTTGCCGCAACAGTATTTACAAAAATATTTTGCGGCATATAATATTGGATTAAAGAAAGAGGTGTTAAATATGCCGAATGAAACTACGCAGGCCGCCATCGAGGCCGCAGTAAACGGTACTAACCTGTACGGACCATTCGACACGGTGGATAGTCTCATGGAGGCGCTTGGTGCTAAAAATAGAGTTCACAAGCCAATTCAAAAAGGACTATAAGGCCGCTGTAAAACAGCGCCTTATTCTAAAACCCATACCGGGGCGGGGAGTTTTCCCCGCTCTATTTCATTTTGCCACCCTCGTTACAATCTCTGTTGCACTTTGCCGCCCTCGTTACAATCTCTGTTGCACCAAAAAAGCCCTAAGTTTGGGGCTTTTTTGCTTGAGTGTCACAAAGGCAACGCAACCAACAAGGTTTTTTCTATTATTGTATTATATTTTATTCCCCCTATTACTCTATTACCCTATATATTTTATTTATACTTTATATAAAATTTCTGTTGCACTTGTTGCAGTATAGAAAAAAGTCCCTATTTTAGGGCGTTTGAGGGTGCAACAAGGGGTGCAACGAAGTGTTTTTGCTCTGTTGCGTTCGTTGCATTTTTCCCGGGCGCGCCCCCACCCCAGCAGACACGCTTGAAATTTTCTCGAATTTTCTGTTGCGTTCGTTACAGTATAAAAACCGCTGTTTTTCTGTTGCGTTCGTTACAGTATAAAAACCGCCCTTTTTCTGTTGCGTTCGTTACACTTCCCCGGGCGCACCCCTCCCCCTCCCGGTCCGGTTTATCAAATCGTGCGCGCGGTTTATTAAACTTTTTATCAAAGTTATTAAAGTTCTTTGCTTAATTTAGTCAAACGCTAACTTATGACCAAATTAAAAAAGCCCCCGGGCCCGAGGGGCGCCGGAGGACAAACCGGCCTATTGTCAGTTTATGGTTGTAATGGTATAATGGCGGCAAATACGACAGGGGACCAACAGCATGGATGATTTAATGCGCTATAGTGAGCAAACATTTGAGGACATTAAGCATATCAACGAATATGGGCAAGAGTATTGGTATGCCCGAGAATTGGCAAAAGTATTGGAGTATAACGACTCCGGAGGATTTGCCCACGCCCGAAAAAAGCATTAAACAAGTGGAACGCGAAGTAATTAAGAAACAAATCGAAAAGTAAAAAAAGCCCCTTACGGGGCTTTTTGCTTTTATTCTTCTGCGCTCTCTAACGCCTGTAGAGCTTCGGTATGTATGCGGAACACCTGTGCGTCACCGTACCCCATTTTGCGACCTATACGCGCCCATGTCATACCGTCTATGTACCTATACCGCAGTAGGATTCGCTGTATCGGTTCCAGCGACTCGATAGCGACCTCGATTGCAAGCTGCTCCTCGATGAGCGCGGCCTGCACCTCGAGGTATTTGCGCCGTAGGTCGATGACCTTATCAGCGAGGCGCTCCTGTTCGCTGCCACCCTGCTTGGAGGATGCCGCGAGCATACCTGTCAGTTGTTGGCTCTTAGGACTGTACAGCCGCACCTCCAGATTGAGCAGCATATTCTCTATCTGCTTTTTCTCCGCACGGATTTTAAGGTACCGCCGCAGTCGTTCCTTTGTCATCCTATCACCTCCGGGTCGATCCAGTATCTTTCATCCGAGAAGTAGAACTCGATTCCCTCGCCGGGGAACTGCGCCACAGGGATATTGAATAGCCGCAGGCTCTTATTATCCAGCGCCACGAGCATCTGCTCTCGGTTCGGTTCCGCGAGCCAGAGGACCATGAGCAGCCCCCGCGAGATGAACAGCTTCTGGGGCCTTATCCCGCCGTTGTTCTCCATGTGGTACTCGAGACAGGTGGCGATATTGTCCATGACCATGCGGGCGTTTTTGCTCACGGTTGCCCCGATGTGTACTTTTTCAAACATTTGTACGCGCCTCCCCCATATAAAGTCGATAGAGCCGCAGGCGCTCTTTGGTCATCTCAGCCATTCATGGCTCCCTCCTTTATAATATATTTGCGGTGCTTGCACGGGTACTTGTCCGGGTGGCGTTGGATATAAGCCGCGCCCCGGAAGGTCTCCGGCTTAATGTGCAGAGCTGCTGCACACTTTATCACACCGCCCTCTACGATCAGCTCCCCGGTCTTGACCGAGTACACCCGGTAACGCTTGCCGGGCGGCACAACCGGTACCGGGATGTACTCATCGATGCCGAAGTACCGGACGCGCCTGTATGTGACGCTCATTCTCGCGACCTTCCTTCCAGCTCGCCCCCGCAGGCCGCGTAACCGGCGAGGTCGATCCAGTTGTCCGTCTTGGCGTTGCCGGTGGCGATGCGGGCGATCTTGAGCAGCGCCAGCATGGCGGCGACGTCTTCCGCGTCGATGTTTACACAGAGCCGCTCACCGAGGTAGATGCCCCACAGGTCCGCGATTCGCTTGAAGTTGTCCTCCGGGGAGCCATAGTCCTGCTCCCGATCACCGCAGACACAGGTCTGAGCGGCCTCAAGTATTTCTGATCTGGTCATGTTTTATGCCTCCTTATAACTACATTTACAATGATTTTCGCGCAGGTACCACGGGCTGCGCGGGTTTTTGCAATAATACGATCCCTCTGTCTCAATCGGCTTCGGCTTGCGCAGCCATTTGCATCCGTAGCACCGGTGCTCCGGCTTGCCTGTGATCTTGATAGTCATGTTTTCATTCCTGCGCTCCTTTCTCCAACATCCTCATCAGTTCCGCGACCTGCCACTCGCGCTCCGCATCCCTTGCCGCATCACTTGCCGCATCCCTTGCCGCATACCTTGCCGCATCACTTGCCGCATCACTTGCCGCATACCATGCCGCATCACTTGCCGCATCCCTTGCCGCATACCTTTCCGCATACCTTGCCGCAGCCAATGCCGCATACCTTGCCGCATCCCTTGCCGCAGCCAATGCCGCATCCCTTGCCGCATACCTTTCCGCATACCTTGCCGCATCCCTTGCCGCATCACTTGCCGCAACCAATTCTTCATATGAGCATTCGCCGCGCATCCATTTCCGCTTTGCTTCGATCGCTGCTATGCTCCTCTTGTCCGGGTTTTTCACTCCCGACAATGCCCGTTCCGCGCACCGGCACGCAAACTCATGCATGATTGGCGCGTCTATCAGTTCTTCGCGCAAGACAAGCCACAGCCGATCTTCTGCCGATACCTCATCCAGCCGCAGAATGTCTAACGCACTCCACTCGTCGCGCATTTTGCGATATCTGGCAAGCTGCTCTGCGTGTTCCTTGCGTTCTTCATAGTTCGCCAGCCAGCACGGGTTAAACCGTTTAAAGTCCTCATAGGTGATCGTTTTCATTCCTGCGCTCCTTCCTTTCTAATCTCCAGCCGCAGCGCCTCGATGGCGGCGGCCTGTCCTTTGTCCTTGTTGTTCAACGCCCGGAGCACTCGCTCATCGTGCGTGCCCTGCAGTATTAAGTGATAGATGCGGCAGACGTGCTTTTGCCCCGGACGGTTCAACCGCTCGTTCGCCTGTTGGTACAGTTCCAAACTCCACGTCAGGCCGTACCAAATGATGATGTGCCCGCCGTCCTGCAGATTCAGCCCATGCCCTATGCTCGCCGGGTGTGCCAGCGCGACGGGAATCTCACCGCGGTTCCACGCATCGATATCGGATGGCTTGTCCAGCGCCCTACAGGCGATGCGCTGCTGGATGCGGGCGGCATCATGGCGATAGGCGTAGAGCACGAGCACCGGATCACCGCCGGCGGCCTCGACCATCTCCTCCAACGCGTCGAGCTTGATGTTGTGCAGCTCGTGCACCTCGCCGTCCTCGTCGTAAATCGCGCCGTTGGCAAACTGCAGGAGCTTATTGGTGAGCGCCGCTTCAGTTCCCGCGACGATCGCGCCGGAGGCATCTAGGCATTCCAGTACCTTCTCGCGCTCAAAAGCCTTGTACTGTTTGAGCAGGGATTTCGGTGGCTCCAGTACGACGTCCTCGTACAACTGCCCCGGCAGGCTCAGTACGTCCTCTTTGCGGATGCTCATGCAGATGTCGGACAGCTTCTCATAGACCTCTGCCTCTGCTCCCTCGCGGGGGCGATAGCTGTAAACGATGTGCCCGTTCATCTTCTCTGGGACGAGGTACTTGGTGCGGAACACCGAGAGCGTCCGTCCGAGCCGCTCGCCTTGGTCGAGCAGATAAGCCTCCGGCCACAGATCCTCCAGACCGTTCGGGCGCGGTGTACCGGTGAGACCGATAATCCTATCAATGCGACCCCGAACGCGCCGGAGAGCTTTCCAGCGTTTCGCCTGCGCGGATTTGAACGAGCTGAGCTCGTCAATCACAACGATGCGGAACGGCCAGTCTTTGCCGATGGTCTCGACCAGCCACAGCACGTTCTCGCGGTTGATGACGTAGACGTCGGCCGGAGCGGCGAGAGCGGCAAGGCGCTGTTTTGCGGAGCCCATAACCTTGCTGATTTTGAGGTGGCGCAGATGCTCCCACTTCTCCGTCTCTTTGCTCCACGTGTTCTCCGCCACCCGCAGCGGAGCGATGACCAGCACCGGGCCGTCCTCCAGATAGCCGTTCAAGAGCCGGTCGATAGCGGTCAGCGTCGTTATCGTCTTGCGTCAGCCCGTGCCCATGGACCAAAACAGGGCGCAGGCGGGGTTCTTAATAATCCAGTCGATACCAGCCTCTTGGTACTGATAGGGCACGAATTTCATAGCATCACCTCCTCCTCGATGCGCACAATGGACCGCTTCTCGCCGATATTCTGATAGTGAGACGGATCGCCTTTGCATTTCAGCTCCACGTTGGTAATCGTGAAGTCCATCATACCCGCGATACTGCATAGGGCTGTATATAACTGCCGAGCGCGTTTCAGGTTCTCATCCTTTGGCTTCGGCTGCGGCGGCGGGTTCTTAGGTTTCGGCTGCGGCGGTTTTACTGGCCGCAGCGTTTCGACCGGCTTCTTTCGGGTCGGGGCGGTGTACTTGTACTGGATGCCTCGGTCTGCCATATAGATGGCTTGGTTTTCCGTGGGGCAGACGTACCCGCTCGCGTTTGTGCGGTCTCTCCGCAGGTGTTCACGTGGTATATCGCTCATAAGGCTTTCTCCAATCTCTCGACGTCTTCTTTGTTCCATATAAAGTAGTGCTCGAAGCCCAGAGTGGTGAGCCGTTCTGCCCACCACTCCTGCAGCTTTCCGACCTTGCCGCCCTTGGGGCGCTTCACCTCAACGAAGATAATGCGCCCGCCGGGCATGAGCACGATGCGATCCGGCACTCCGGCGAAGCTGGGGCAGACCCACTTGAGGCACACTCCTCCGTGCCGTTCAACCATAAGTCGCAGCGCCCGCTCAACGTCTTTCTCGCTCGTCGTCATACGGGTCATCATAGTAATCACTCCAATCGCCCCACAGCACGTGACTCGGTACGCACTCCTCGCAGAGATTTTCGTTCGTTCCGCTGTCGTACACCCAGCCGGCGTCCTTCATGGCATCGGTGGCGTCAAAGAAGCTCTCCTCGAACGGGAGTTCTGCACCGCAGCAGTCGCAGATGGGGACGTAACATCTCTTGGCTCGTTTTTCAATCATGGTCTCGCCTCCATTTCTTCCAGTCGTTCTTGCAGTCTGAGGATTTCCCGTTGGTACGCATCCACGCGGGCATCCGCGGCGGCTTTTTGCTCGCGGAGCTGTTTTTCGAGCCCCGCTATCTGCCGCATCCGCATTTCGTCGATTTTGCCGAGGGTCTCAATACGCCGCTCCAGCTTTTTCACCCAGCCGAGGCAGTAATTCCAATCCTCGGTGCGGGCCTTTTTCTCGGCCTGTAGGTGCTGGAGCAGTAAATCCGCGGCCATTCCATCCTGTCGGCTCATGCGTCAACCTCCTATCCTTTCGTAGTAACGCTGGCGGCCGTATATCGGGAACGTACCTACCTTGTTTCCCCGACGCTCCCATCCCGGCGTATTCGCCATGATGCTGTTCACCTCTAAGACGTCGTACCGGTCCTGCCGCCTCGGGTCTCCGCACAGCGCCTCCGCATAGATTTCCATAGCACAGACCCGCTTTCTTCGGACGGTGCCCTTGGCGTTGGTCTCCAGCCATTGCCGCCGCTCGTAGATGTCCTTGTCGTCCCAGTCCTCCGGGAGTAGGCGCTCGAGATAATCATCGATGAGACCAACCTTGGGGTTTTCCTCTTGATAGGCCTCTTGGATTTCAATCGCCGCGGCGTCCAGCTCCGCGGGCAAGTACAGCGTCTCGCCTGCTTTATAAAGGGATTTCGCCTCGCCCCACATCCGGCGCACCGTCTCATCGTCCAGCGCGGCGAGCGCTGGCATCAGCTTGTGCGCGGTAGCGTTGGGGGTGTTGACAATCCAGAACCGACGGTTACCGGTCGCGTCTCGGAGGAACTGCGGCTCGTTCGTCGTGCCAAAGAACACACATTGACGAGGGAAGTCCATCGCCCGGCGACCATACGCGGGGCGGTAGCGGTCGGACGTTTTGGAGAGGAAGTGCTTAATTGTAGACGCTTCGGCTTTCCGCATACCGTCCAGCTCGCCCACCTCCATGAGCCACACGCCCTGCAACTGTTCAAAGGCGTCCTTGCCCTGTACGTTGGTGAACGTGTCCGAGTACCACGGACCGCCGAGCTTTGCGATCAACGTGGATTTGCCGATGCCCTGCGCGCCGTGGAGAGTCAACATATAGTCGAACTTGACGCCGGGGCGATAGATGCGTGCCACCGCCGCGACCAGCGTTTTGCGCGTGACCGCTCTTGTATATGGCGTATCCTCCGCACCGAGGCAGTCTACCAGCAGCGTATCTACGCGCGGTACGCCGTCCCACTCGCAACCGTCAAGGTACTCCCGGATGGGGTGAAACTCCGCGGTGTGCGCGATGTTGACAAGCGCGTCGTTGATTTTCTGCGCTCCGTTCTCTACGCGATACCATCTTTCCAGATAGCCGCGCAGCGCGCTCTCGTCTGCGTCCTCCCACTCCGCCCGGGGCTTTGATTTTCTCCACGGGAGGTCGTCCAGCAGGGCGATGGTATAGCGCAGTTCGTTAAACGCCAGCCGGCCGGAGAGCTGCGGGTCGTTGGTGAGAATCAGCTCGACGTTGTTGATGGTCGCCAGCACCTCGCCGGTCTTGCCGAGACGGAGCCTCGCCTCCCAGTTTTCGCCCTCTTCGCACGGCTCCGCAAAATCCGCCATCGCCTCGGCTCTGCGGTCTTTTACGATTTGTTGCTTAACAAGGGCGTCCTCCTTGGCCAGCTCGACCATAGCTTTGTAGCTGGGGCGCGAGGCGGGCTTGGTGTCCGCGTCGCAGTTCTCGTCCTTGTCGTGAAACAGGTGCAGCCGCACGAGGTCCCACGCATTGCAGAGCTGCCCCGCGGCAGGGTCCGTCGCATGATGCGAGTAGGCGAATTTGTCCTCGTAGACAATCACGCCCGCGGAGGTGCTGCCCTCCGTGTAGGTGTAGCGGTTCGGCTCGGTGCAGGGGGTGTAGCTCGGGATAAATGCCTCGATTGCCTCCTGAATCGTATACGCGCGGCAGAACGCACCAACCAGCCCTTCCTTTTCCAGCGGGTCTTTTTGTTTGGCTGCGCTCCGCTTTGCGATCTCCGCCACACGGCTGCTCATGGGCCAGCTTGACACATCGTGCCAATCGTGATATGTTGCTAACAACCTATCGGGGTCGAGGTACTGTCCGCCGGTCTGTTTGAACACGTACTCGCCGTCGCTGCTACAGCTCGGCCAGTACATGAGGCGGCCGGCTTCATACGTGCTGTCGTCGAATTTATCGATGCCCAGCATGGCCGCAATCCTGCGACCGACCGCCTGATATTCTTCCGGGTCTACGTTGCGTGCGAGCGGGACAACGAGGCGCAGGCGGGGCTTTTCCGGTGTGTGCTTATGTGTTGAATACATAGCACCCACGTAGCCCAGCAGCTCCCAGTCGCTCCACAGCTCGTCGTCCGCATAGTCTGCATCGAGACAGAGGATGGACCGATGCCGAACATCGGAGCGGCTGCCGTTATTGCAGTACCCTCCGACGAACCCGCCGACGTCTTTTCGTTGGCTCTGGTCCTCTCGGCTCATGGCCCTATACTCTGCCATCGTTTCCGGGGTAACAGTCGGCTTGACAAAACGCTGGAGAAGCTCCGACCATGCGATGGTACGGTTCTTCCACATTTTTGTCTTGCGGCTATTACCCACGGCGATGTCTAATGTCTTATCGTTTTGGACGTTCAATGCCGCCACCTCTCCTCCTACGATTTAAGATAGAATGGGGTATCATACCCCTCTGCCCGGAGCAGGAGCCCCGGCGCCCAATCGATAGGCTGGCTCATGATCTCGGCCATGTCCTCCCAGCGCGACCCGATAGGCGCTTCGACGATGATTTCATCGTGGACATGTGCTACAATGTCGTACCCCGCTTCGGCCAGCCGCACCATAGCGACCGCGAGACAGTCGCGCGCGTAGGCTTGGACAATGTTTTCCACGAGGCGACCGCCCCACGTTTGCATCTTCTCCCACTTACGCGAGACCTGATTTTGCCCCATGAACACGATCTGACCGTCGTCCTCCAACCGGGCGCCCCAATAGGAGAGCACCCTGCCGCTGGGCAGCCTACACCGCAGCGCGTCCGCGTCTTTGTAGTACGCCACGCCGCACGGGATAGTACACGTTCTACCGGGGTTCTCCAGCGCCCGCTTGGCCGCGGTCTCAGCGTCCCGCCAGAAGCGCGGGATAGCCGGAGATGCTTGTCGCCATGCTTGGACGAGGCCCAGCATTTCCTCCGCCGACAGCCCCAGCTTGTCCGCACCGAAAGCAATCAGCGCGTTAGGGCCGCCGCCGTAACCGAGGGCCAGCTCCATGATTTTGCCTTTTTGGCGCTCCGGGCTGCCTTTCTTTACGGTCTCAACGGGGACGTTGAACGCCTTGGCGTAGCTGGCTTCGTATATTTTGCCGTCACCGGCGAACACGTCCATACGCCATTGCTCTCCCGCAAGGTAGGCAATCACGCGCGCCTCAATCGCGGAATAGTCCGCTACGAGGAACGTGTGCCCCGGTCTTGCAACGAGCGCTGTACGGATCAGCTGCGCAAGAACATCCGGCACGCTCTTGAATAACATCTCCAGCGTTTCCAGATCACGCTCCCGCACCAGCTCGCGCACGATGCCGATGTGGTCGATATGGTTCTGCACAAGGTTTTGTAGCTGAACCCTGCGCCCGGCCCAGCGCCCGGTTCGACCCGCTCCGTAGTATTGGAACAGGCCGCGGATGCGGTCGTCTGAGCAGGCCGCGTCGAGCATCGCCTGATACTTGGCCGTTGAGGTTTTCCCGAGAAGCTGACGGAGCTCCAGCACCCGGCGCGTAACCTTATCGGATGCTCGGGTCTTTAGCTCCGCTACCGTTGCCTTGTTGAGACTGTCGGCCTCAAGGCCAACCATCTCCAGCCACTCCTTGAGCTGCGAGACGCTGTTCGGGTTATCAAGCCCGGTCAGCTTTTGCATCTCTTTCATGTGCGCTTCGCGTGCTTCGTTGTCTACAGAGACTGCGGACTCGACCAGTTCACGGTCAATGAGCACGCCGGTGTCATTGATGCGCGCGTCCAGCGCTTCGACCTTGCGCTCGAATGCAGTCATCGGGAACCGCGCCAACCTGTCGTAGATGGTGCGCTCCGTCTCGGTGTCTCGCTGGCAATACTCCACGAATTTCTCCCACTTCTCCGGAGCGTGCCCCGGGAGATTGCGCGTCCTGCCACCGTTCGCGATGGTCGGACGACACGGTTTGCAGAAGTAGGTGATGAGCGATTTGCCGGTTGCCAGCTTCTGCTCCGAGAGCTGGAGGGCGGCACCGGCCGCCTCCAAACTCATCGGTAGACCATTCATCGCGGCGAGGGTCATGGCATCACGCCATTGTTCCGGCGGCGTGTAGATGCCGAGCGCTGCGTTGAAGCACGCCCGCTCAAAACCCATATTCCACGCCACTTTCGTGACCGTCTCGTCCAGCAGAACGGCTTTTAGCCACGATGGGATGCCGTCATGGGTGAAGTCCCACACTTGCACCGGGTCGTCGTCAAAGGCGTAGGACATGAGCAGAATCTCGAAGTCCTTGGCCTCGGCGTACTTGACCGCCCCTGTGCGGGGGAGGTCGGCGGAGCTATAGGTCTCCAAGTCGCAAACAAAAGTCCTCATCCCGCCAACCTCCTCTGTGTGCGACGATCACATAAAATCATCGTCGTCTCCGTCGCTGTAGTTATAGCCGTCATCAAAGTCGGCCGCGCTACCGACGCTCCCGAACGGTTCACCGTCGCAAAGTTTCTGGATGCCCATAAGGGCGGCGCTGATGCCTTTGTTACCATTACGGCTGTAGCCGTAGAACTCGATAGAGGCGCGGCCGTAGCAGCCCGAATAAACTTCTGCGGGGTCGGTGATATCGTTGCCGAAAGTGTCCCAGACGCCGGGCTTCTGCTTGTTGCTCACGGTGATAACGTAGCAGCCCTTGCACTCGGGTCCAAAAGGATCGCCGCTCGGACGGGTGCCATCGCCGTCATGAAGGGTGTGGTTCGGCTTCGCAGGGAGAGCGTTCGCGCCGTTCCTATCGCAGAACTTTTCGCGCGCCTCCGCCATCGCGGCCTTAATCTTGTCGAGGGTAGCGGTGTCGGTCTTCGGGATTAAGAGCGTGATTGAAAACTTCGGTTCGCCGCCGCCTTGCGGTGCTTTGGGTTCCCAGATGTTTACAAAAGAGAAGCGGCATCTTCCGGTTGCGATTTTTGTTGCCATAGTTTTTTCCTCCTGTTTTTATTCAAAGTCTTTTTTGATCTCGGCCAGCCTATCGTATGCGGGCCTTTCGTCCGTTTCCGGCACGATTGTCGGCGCGCCGGGTGCTCTATCGATTAAGCTGTCAAGCAGCTCTACGACCGTCTTTTTGCCAATGGCCTTATCCATCGCTGCGGGGCTGAGCAGTACGGTCTCGGTGAACTCGCCTTTGTCGTACCCCGCCGCTTCCAGCGCCTTTGCTACCTGCAGCTCGTCCGTCCACTTGCGGTTGCCAAGCTTGCCGCTGACGACCTTATAGCCCGGGATGGGCGCGCCGTTGAGCAGAGTGCTCAGCGCCTGCGCCTTGACCTTTTTCAGCCAGAGCGCAATCGTTGGTTCCATCCGCAACACCTCGGCCACCTCATGCGGCGCGAGAACGGAGACGGCCGCAGGGTGCAGGCTGTGCGTCTCGACGAATTCGGTGCAGGTCTTGGTCAGCTCTCGGCAGCGCCCCGCGTGGGGGCAGAAACGGCAATGCTCACCGGAGGCATATTCCCCCTTGCCCTCGAACGCGAGAGCCGCCGTCGGCTTGACGGTGTTCTCCGCCCAGTCTAAGAGGTCCTCAACCAGCAGGCTGCAGGCGCTGATATTGTTAATCCGCGGCTGGTAGATGTGCATCTCGACCTGTTTGATGTCGTACACGATGCCGTAATCGTTCAGCGCGCCAAGCGCGTACAGCTTCATCTGCGGGTTGTCCTCCGCTGATACCGCGACGCCCCGACCGTACTTGTAGTCGATGATGGTCAGCGTGTTGCCCTGCATGATGATGCAGTCACAAGTCCCAAACCCATCCGGGACCCACGGGGAAAAGTCCACGCGCTGCTCCAGCCGCACCAAGGCGTTGCTGTCGCTGATGTGCTCGAGGATGTAATCGGTGTACCCCTCAGCGCACTCAATCATCTCCTGCGTTACGCCCTCGCGTTGAATCATAGTCGCACCCTCCCCTCTAAACGTTTGCGGGCAATCTGCTCCGCGGTCTCATGCGCGAGAGTGCCCTCGCGGGTGTACTCGGTGTCCTCGTTCGGATAGAGTGCAGCGGCTACAGCGGACGGCGGACAGGCCAGCCAGCGGTGCGCGCTCGATGCGCTCAGCAGCGCGTGGTCTCTATCGCTGTGGCCGCTCATGCCGCGCCCTCCAGTTTGAGAAGTCGCTCCCAGACCTCGCCGTACTTATCTGCGGGAATGTCGTAGATGTTCGGGGCGTAGTCCTTGACGATGACGCGGATGCCGGGCTTTTTCCCCGCGTCAATCAGCTCAATCATCTTCTTGTGCAGGGTGTCAAAATCTACCGCTGGGGCGGCTTTTTCCGCCGCTATGGGCGTTTCCTCCACGGGGGCTACCGTTTCCTCTACCGGTGCTTCTGCGGCCTCCTGCGCGGGATTTTGCGCCGCCTCGGTGAACATTTCCGCGACGTGTCCGGCGCAGCGTTCACCGTTCGGGTGGCCCTTGAGCAAGTCGCGAATCTCAGTAAACAACTCGCGGTCTTCCGGGCACATTTTGGTGATAAGTTCGATTTGGTTCATGCTGTTTTCTCCTTTCCTACATAAATGGTGTGATATAATCCCCCTCGAAAGGAGGTGATTGAATGGATGTCTTAACCCGTAAAGGGTACTGCGGGAACAAGTACACTATCATGGAAGCTACCGCGGCGGTCAGCGACGGAAGAATCGTGTCCTTGGATTGCCCTATCAGAGACCACGATGCTCCGTGTGTCTATGTAGACCACGATGAGCTGTCCTGTAATCTGTTCCCCGAATACCCTATTGATGACCGGGCGCGTTACCGCAAAGAGTGATCTTGCACCCGACCGTCCACTCGCCGGCATCGCCGGAAGGTTTTACGATGAACTCGCTCGCTTCGATAGCAGCCGTAAGCTCTTCGGCGATGCTTTTCTTTGCCGCCGCGAGTTCCTCATCGGCCAGCTTGTGCGGGAACTTCCTATATGCTCCTGCTTGCCAGCTCATGCTGTTTTCTCCTTTCGCAAGTTCTCGACCCGAATCATCTCCGGGATAAATCGACTGAGCGCCTCTACGATTGCGGCGTCACGTTTGGCTTCCTGCTCCGGTGTCAGGATGGGCTTGTTGACGTAGATGGTAGCGTCCTTGTAGTGCATGATCTTGGTCATATAGCCGGGCTCGATGCCCGTTACCCATTCTCCGTTGGTGTCCATTTCAGCCCACCGCCCTCTTGGTGCGCGTCTCCAGCATTTCAATCTTCACGCCGTCCGAGCTCAGCCTGTCCGCAATGCCGCGGAGGTCGCGGGCCAGACGGTTCATCTTGGCGGCAATCGCGCCCAGCTCCGCTTCCTTGTCCGCGTACAGGGCCCGCCACGGCTCCGTGGCCTCGTCGATGGCCTGCTTGCGCGCCCGGTGCTCGGCACTGTGGTCGCGCTTCATGATGATCAGCGCCGCCACTGCGCACCCGCCGAAAATCGCGCCCGTCAAAATTGTCCCAAGCATTGACTTCCCTTTCTGGATTTGCTATCCTTAACTTGTGGTTTTACTCTTGAGCCGTTTCGATGCGCCAACATCGGGCGGCTCTCCGCTTTTTCGCGGACGGCATCCGTCATTCGATCACCCCCAGCCAACGCAAAAACGGGATGCGAGGGATTTTCGTTCGCGTGCCGACCCGACATACCGGAAAGCCAAGCATCGTTGGGTCGATGGATGCCTGGTTCCGGATATCCTGTGGATCGCAAGACATGACATCAGCAACATCGGCCGCTGTGATGAGAATTTTTTCTGATTCTTTCAGCTCTTGCAGTGTCATCGTTTCAACTCCTTTCAGAAGATATCAGCGGCCCTGTTTGTACCGGCGGATCTGCCTGCGGTTGTACTGGCGCATGATATCATCCAGATATTCGTAGTACATCGTCTCTCTTTCGCGCTGTTCCAGTGCACGAGCATTTGCGCGTCTGACCCGTTCCCTCGCAAGACCTGCGACAAAATCCTCCTTTGTGACGTTCATGCGTCCTCCTTTGGCTCATCTTGTCGTTTATCCACGGCTCTGATATA